TAGATCATAATGCAATCTACATTGTCTAGCAGGTTCTGTTTCTTCTGTAATAGAACGTATTCGACCTGCGTTTATAAGCGATAACGCTTGATTACATACATCAGTAGGTGTCATATTCTCACCTCGTTATAAAAAAAGAGGGATGCAATATGCACCCCTCGTTCAATTATTCAGCAGTTTCTTCCGCTTTTTTACCTTTGGTTTTTGCCTTTGGTTTTTCTTCTGTAGGTTCTACAGTTTCTTCTGTAGGTTCTACAGTTTCTTCTGTAGGTTCTACTGTTGGTTCCTCAACTTCAACTGGAATACCATCAAAAGTTTCATGACCAAACTGTTCAATGATTTCTGCAGAAACATCAATTTCTACACCCTCATCAACAACACCAAAATCGCACAAGTAAATTTTCTTTTTAGTTGTTACTAACATAGTTACCCCCATTAAATTGTATTCGCATCAAACACCAAGAATGCAGAAATAGCGCCAGCAGTCATATTGTTAGCGTTAATTCTGATATACTCTTTTGCACCTTGTCCTAAACGTGTAACAATCTCTGTACCTGCTTTAGCGTTTGCAGGCAACGTAATGCCATGAAGTAAAACTGCATTAGCCATATTTTCTTTATCAGAGGTATACACATTGAATAAAGGTGTACCAGTTACATCTTTTTCAAGGCGAATTACAAGCCAAGGTGCAACATATGCATTACCAGCACCACCATTATAAACAACGTCGGAATTTGTGTTTGTAGTAATATCTTTACGTAAGAAAAACGTATTATCTTTATCTAACATCATAAGTAGTTACCCCCTTAAATTATCGTACTTGTTGTTCGCCAATGATCAATGCATCAGTTCGTCTAACTGGTGTACCATTGAAATCAACTGTAATTTTACCCGGCTCTTCACCAGCTGCAGTTTGGTATTTATGCCCCTCGTTAAGTTGTTTACGCAAGAAACCACGAACAGTTTTATTCATGTACCAAACTGGTCTACCCATACCTAGGTTAGGCACTTTTTCTTCTGCATCAATCATTAGGTCGATTAAATCAGCACCAGTGGATGCATCCTTTTTAAGTTTAGTAACATCAATGTTTGCAATGCGAACCACATATCTCCAATCACGAACAGTTAAGCCGTTTTTCCATTGGTAGTGTGTTTGGTATGCTTTATACTTTTTACCCTCTGTTGTTGTTACATCAACAACACCATCATCTTCCATTTCAAAGCCAGCTTTAGAACCTTTTGGATAAATACCATGTACTGTATTAGGACTCCACACCACAAGCCAAATAGATGTTAAGTTCGCACCAGTACCGCCAGCATCAATAATGTTTTCACCACTTTTAGCGGTTTTGTCAGAATAACGTGGTGTCAAACCAACAAACTTTTCTGGCATTGCTTTAGAACCATAGAATAGAGTGGATGCCATTTCTTGGTTCATTGCTTCTAGGAATGCACGATCTTCTTGTAAACGGAATTCTTTTGCGTTGTTAGCAATCTTTGCCAATTCACGGTCAACAACTGCATACGCCTCTAGCATACCGCAAGTGTCAGTAGCTTGTGCAGTTGCAGATTTACTAGGTTCTACACCATCATTAAACACACGCCATGCAACTTTAGGTAAGCCAGTTCGTACTGTAGATACATTACCAGTAGGTAAGTTACCCTCTAGCATAGTCATATCTGTTAAAACTTCGTTTGTTTGGTTCATCATCTCAACAATTTTGTCAAGATTACCATCACCTGTCATACGTTTTGCAACGTCTAAAATAGTTGGGTTCATAGTTCCGATTGCCATTAATTAATCTCCTTTTACATATCCTTATAAATTCGATTTGCTAATTCTTGTTCAGTTGTAATTTCTGTAGCTGGCTTGCTATTGCTTGTATTGCTATCTTCACCAGCCATGCCAGCGATCTGCGCAAACAACTGAATTAACTCAACACGATTTCCTAAACCATTTTCAGCTAAAATTTCACGAATGTTTGGGATAGATTTTTCTACTACTTCTACACCTGCGCCTGCCTTAGCTACAGTTTCATCGTATTTATTACCTAATACCTCTTTTGTGTGTTCTACGTAGTTGTTATACTGTTCTACCAAAGCCTCTTGCCTTTTAGCTTCATAAGCAGTTACAAGATCAGTAGCATACTTGTTACCAAATTTAGCTAACTCTACCGCCTGCTCTTGCGTAGCACCTACACCATTAAGCATTTTAGAAAACTCATCTGCGATTGTTTGGTCTACTTCACCACTTTCAAATGCTTTTGTGAAATCATAAACAACAGGTTCTGCAGGTGGTTCTTGGTTACCGCTTGTGTCAGTACCACCACCTAAGATTGTTCCTTGTTGTTCTTGTGTATTCGTGTCTTGTGGTGTACCACTTTCCGCACTCATTGTGTTATCATTCGTGCCTTGTTCTAATTCTTCTGCCATGTGGTTTATTCACCTTTCTCTTTTAATGCCTCAAATAATTTTTGTTGTTCGATATATTCCAGTTGTGCTTGATGATATTTCTTTACACCCTCCACACCATCACCAATTTGTCCTAGCATATTCATGTATGCTAAACCTACTTTTCGTTTACCCTCGTTAAAGAATGTTTCAGAATTACCAGTAAACGATTGTTTCAATATGTCGGTTCGGTCTAAAAGCCTACAAAAAAACCACCTACCAAGTTCAGTACTTAGTACGTGGTTAAGTGCATCAATATCACGATCACGAATATATTCTTGTTTTGTTTTACTCATCTACACCCCCATACCCATTAATTGTTGCATTACTGGGTTTCCATCATTGGCTGCATCTGTTGCTTGTTTAGCAGCACCAGCCATTTGAGGTGCTAATTGTGCCATTTGTAATGCTTGTGCTTGTTCTTCTTGCTCTTGTTGTGCTTGTTCTTGTTCTTCCATAAGTGCTTTATACTCATCATTGGAACGAATAACCTTAATTGGTACACCAAGATTTACACCATAGATGTCAGCTGCCTCTTCAAAGTTGAATTTCTGAACGATGTTAGCATTGCCCTGTGCTAATGACATGATGAACGCATAGTACTGTTCAATATTAACCAAGGATGACATTTTCTGTGCTTGTGCTAATGGTGAAATGTATTCAATCTTCACATCCAAACCATTTAGCATTTCCGCTGCTTCATCGTCAATCGGTGGAAATATTCCAGCTCTATCCAAGATGCCATAAGTACGTTCAATGATTGGGTTCAAGAACTCACTTTGTAAGCGTTCAACTACAGGACCTAATTGTTGCATCTTTTCTTGTGTACGCTCCATAACCTCACGTGCGGTCATTTTCCCTGCATCAAGGTTATTAAGCATCAAGAATAAGTCAGCACTATAGGCACGTTTAATACTTTCAGATACAAACTGTATCTTAGCTTGTACATTCGCAACATCAATGCCTACATTAAAGATTGGTTCTACCTTTTCGTTAGTATCAACTTCAGTTACACCGCCCGGAAATAGATTTACGCTACCAATAACACCAGATGATGCACTCATAGGTGGTTTAATACCCAGTTCAATAGCCGTTACTAAGTCTTTCTCTAAGAGTTGTAACATCTGTGCATCTGACTGTGCGAACCATGCACACCCTTTACCATAACCGCTTAGATCATGTGTAGTGTGTCTTGCAATCGGTATCGCCCACTCCTCAAACCCACTATGTCGCAAAATTTCATCTGTGTTGCTATCCTCGCACCAGTAGATAGATGAATAAGGCATATTCTTATTGCCTAGTTTTCCGTTGCGGTCTTTGTTAGGCAATACAAACCAACATACAATAAATGTACTTGCATTACCCTTACCCTCATCATAAGCACGTTTAACTTTATCAGGGCAAGCGTTATACCCAAATTCCTCAACCAACTGGTCAGCAGTCATTCGGTACTTGCGACCAAATGTATTTACATCACCATTACTACCACACTCTAATGCATATGTACCAATAGGATAAGATGTAAATCGTACACCTACTTTTGCATCTGGCATGATACTCATAGGCGATTGACCAAACGGCAACTCCATATAGGTTTGGTGTACTGTGTTATAAAAGTTAGACTTAGCAAATACTGCGTACAATATTTGTTCTCTATCATCTAACACTTCCGCTACCTTACTATTAGCAGCTAATTCAGCATTCTCTAACGTGAGTTTAAACCACTTTCTACTAGGCGGTGTCATACCGCTCATAACGCCACTAGCGAATATTTGGCAACTTTCCCAAGCTACACCGTTATTAATTTTATCGGTGTAGACTTTCGATTGGTCTTGCTCATCATCGAACACCCCAAGGAAAGGTAGTTGATAATCTCGAATATCTTTCCACCTAGAAATGTACTTTTGACGATTATCGAACATCGCATTAAACTTCGCCTTAATTTTCGTGTAATCACGTTTTTTAGGTTCAGTATTAGTTGGTTGCCTTGCAAGCGTTGATAATATAGTACCTTGCATCTTTAACCCCCTAATGTTGTTTTAGTGCCAGTTGCCGTAGATAAGATAGTACTTTCAAAACCTTTCTTACCTTTCTTTTTCTTTGCATACCAATCTTCACCAGTTGTTGTAGTAGCATCATCCGTTTGTACAGTTGGTGCTGGTGCTGGCGCTGGCATTGGTGTATTAGGCATCTTATTTTTCATGCACATTTACTAATCACCCCTTATCGTTTAAATGGATCATACTCAGTGTTAGCATGAACCCTACTCCCAACATTCACTTTTTTAGTGACCCTGAACGCAAAGGTCAAGGCTAATGCATCGCCCTTATTCGGTGATGGTAAGCCACGTTCTTTCATATCCTTTTTACTTTCAAGTTGTATTCGTCCATTCTTATCGATGATAGCCTCAGGTCCTACAATATCATCATAGAGTGCTTGGTCATTAGGTGGAATAGAACCGCCCTCTTTTAGCCATTCTTTCATCTCACCCCACATATACGCTCTCATATTGAGATACATATTATTAGGGCTAGCACCACCAAAGGCAACTAACCGCCATCGTCTACCCATTGATTTACCGATACTATAAATACCAGTTCCGTAGCCTTGGTCAATGAACACCGCATCTGCTTTGTATTCATCCTCAAATTGTGCGACGAGTTGTGCTATACGCATATCATCGTCATTCTTTTCAATAGTTGCTAGGCACTTCATGGAGTAGCCGTTACGCATTACAATTTCTAATGTATCGCCACCAGTCCACGCTGGGTCAACACCAATAATCGTTGGTAAGTTATTAAACTGCCCTACCTTGTATACTCGTTTCTGTGCCTCATCTGCTATTGATGCAGATATAAATTGTGTATCAGATGCACTAGGGAATATACCTCTAACACGAATTTTTACAAAATCGCTATCTTCCCCATAGAGTTCGACCCATTCATTTAGCAAAACTTTGTTTGAAACTTTAACAGTTCTACTATCAATTTGTTCTGTGTGCCAGTAATTGCGATACTTCCTAAAACATTCTCTAAAACGTCCACTATTTTTAGTAGGGTTTCCAAATGCACACCATATAATTTCTGTTTCCTTATCCGTTAAAGCACCCTCTGCAACTTCCCAAATAATATCTGCTATAGAAGATGCCTCATCAAATATGATAAGGATACGATTTCCTTGGTTATGTAGACCGGCGAATGCATCAGGGTTGCTTTCCGACCAAGGAATAGCATCTATCCGCCATGTTTTCTCGTACTGTTTATCAGCACTAAACAACGCAGTAGCGGTATAAACAAACAACTCTTTAGCTATAAATAGGTTGTACCATTTACTCAACTCCGCCCATGTTTTAGACGATAGCTGTTTTTCTGTATTAGCAGTAACTACACCTCTTGTATTTTCGTGTGTAGCCATAGCAAATAAAATAAGAAACGATACTAATGTTGATTTTCCGATGCCATGACCTGATGCAATCGCAATTTTAATCGCCTTTGAAAGGCTTTTACCTTTCTTTAATTCATCCCCAATCTTTCTTAAGATTTTAATTTGCCATTCATCAGGACCATCAAAGTTTTCTAAAGGTGTACCTTTGTCACCCCAAGGGAATGCGAAATATACAAAGCCTAATGGATCATGAGTGAACGAACCCAATGCATCAATCAGTTGTGCCTTGTTGTACTTCATCAGATTTCACCCTTGCTTGTTTCATTCGGTCTGATATATCAATCTCTATTTCTGCATCTAGTTTCACTTTATCGGTAAATAGCATATACCGTTTACCTAGGAGTTCTGCTGCTTTCGTTTTATCAGCAACAGATACATCTAAACCAAACGCATCTTTTTCTTCGCCACGCACAACCCTAGTCAGATATTCCAACACTTCATCAGCCGTTGCGATTGTGTCTTTGCTACGTTCGTTCATTACTGCATCTATATATTGGCGCACGTTTATTTTTGTTAATAACTGACTACCCTTACTTCTTGCCGACTTTTCCGAATATCCAGCAGTAATTGCGCTTTGTGTTCCGTTGGTGGTCTTAACGTATTCATCAGCGAATATGCGTTCTTTCTTAGTTAGTTTTTGTGCTAATTCTTCTATATTCGTCAATGTTACTCACCACCTTTATATGTCTTAACTAAAAAAAGTAACACCTCGTGTTGCTTGGTGCTACTGTACTCACTTTCTTTCTTATAGAGTTGTTTTTCTTTAAA